TGCGCATCACTGAAAGCCAAGGACTTTGAAAAGGTATTCACTGATGAAAGAAATGCAGCATTACACGCCAGCGGTCAGAACAGGAACGCAGCAGGGGCGGATTGGGAGAAAATAAAATATGACCAATTTGGCAGACCAGAAAGCAGCGTCCATAATGCGCGCGCTGGTATGATTTCTATGGGTGTCAGTTTTAAGTATGACAAATTCACGCGGCGTACAACTTCATCACACGATTGGGGAAACGAACCAACAATGGTTGGCGCAGAGCTACGGGCAACCATAGCACGCAGGCTTAGCGAGCAGTATGCGATAGAGGTTCAGGACGACAAAATATCTTCTGCTATCAGCCAAATAGCATCAGCAAACAAGCACGATAGCCTTATCGATTCGTTAGAGTCTTTGCCAGAATGGGACAAGCAAGAGCGTTTAGACCGTTGGCTTATCGACTATGCTGGAGCGGCTGATAACATCTATCACCGTGAAGCGGGGCATGTTTGGCTTGTGGCTGCAATTGCACGGGCTTACTTGCCCGGCGTTAAGTTTGATAGCGCTATTGTGCTGCAAGGATTGCAAGGCAAGGGCAAATCAACATTACTGCATATACTCGCAGGTGGTAAGTTTTTCACCGACGAGAACATTATGGGCAAAGCAAACGACAGTAAACACTTGATCGAGACAACAACTGGTAAGTGGATTGTCGAGCTTGGCGAATTGGCAGGCATGAACAGGTCAACTATCGAGGATGTTAAAGCCATGATCAGCAGGACAGAGGACGGCGCACGAATGGCTTATGGGAGAGAGACTGACCACTACCTGCGGCGGATGGTTTTCGCTGGCACGACCAACGGCGAACGGTATCTACGGGATGAAACTGGAAATAGGCGTTTCTGGCCCATCATAACCAGCGACATTGATCTTACAGGGATGGCGGCGAACAGAGATCAATTGCTTGCAGAGGCTAAGCTAGCATTCCTTGCCATTAAGAGCGACCTTGAACGCGCCATAGAGGGCGAAGTGCTTGAGCAATACCCATTGCAGCTTAATGATGCCGATAGCAGACGCATGGCAATTGCAGCGCAGAAGGATGCTTTTGACCTTGATACTGGATGGATGGGTGTTCTAGAAACCATGCCAGAATGGCTTGTTCATGAGAGGTCGGGTGTATGGTACGTCCCTAATAACCAAATGTACAAAGCGCTTGATATGTCAGCGAAGGACTGGAATATCATTGCATCAAAAAGGGTTAAACCAATCATGGAAGCGCTTGGTTGGGAGTTAACGCAAAACCAAGTTTATTATGGCGCAAGCAATGATAAAACCCGTTGCTGGAAGAGGTCAGACAAACCACAGACGCATGGCTCAAGGATTCCCGACAAGTACTTGTAGTTAGACCAACACAACTAACACAACTAACCCGGCTCTATGTCGGGTTTTTTGTTGTCGGTTTCTTCGTTTTACTGCTTTTTTGGCTCTGGCTCAGGTTTTTGGCTCAAGTTCTTGAGCCAGCCAAACATATTGAAAAATAAGGGTTTTATGGTGTTTTGGCTCAATGGCTCAAGAATTTCCTATATAACTCTTTAGCGCCTATATTCCATATACCCTCCCCTATATATGTTTTTCTTACTCTACAACTCTTAGTATATTTTCTTGAGCCATTGAGCCAAAGGGTATAAATAGTAGAAATAACAGCAACTTACTTGGCTCAAGTCTTAAAAAAACCTGAGCCAAACCTGAGCCAAACCTGAGCCAAAGCCCAAAACCTGAGCCATAGACCTTAGCAATCCCAACATGGTTAGCCCCCCCATATCCTCACTGTGGTTGTCTATGCGGCGTTCGCGCATGGTTATCTGTACGGTATAGCTGGCATGGTGTTGCGGGGCTTGTGGGCGATTGTGTTGGTTCGGTAGTGGATTGAACCAAAACCTAAGCACACCAAGAGACACCCTAACCCGGTGGCTTTTTTGCGCCTTGTTATCGCCCGACACTTGCACTATACTGTCGGACAACAACACGGAGACAACAAAATGAGAAAATTGACCAACACAGCACACCTGATAGCACTGCCATTTATAGCGGCAACCGTCATGCACACGCACGACGGCTTAGGCTATGAGTCCACTTCACTTGGTTGGGCTGTAGCGTTAGGGCTTGCGGCTGCTGTATGGATTGGCTGGGGTCATGTATTCGCGCCCCGCGCTGGCTGGCTTGTCCGAGCAATGGCAATCACTGCTTGCCTAATCCTTTCACCATTGGAGGGGTATCTGATGTACCAGCATCAAGGCGACATCAAAGACCCTGCGTACACATCAGAGCTTGAGACGTACCAGCAGGCACAAGCCGACCATGCCGCGATGGTTAAATCGTGGGCGCATGACTCTGCAAACCGCGACGATCAACGCAATGTCATCAAGAAACAAATACAAGAGATTGTCGACACCGATAAGATGACAAGCCGCCGTGTTGATCTTGAGCGCTTGCAAAACGACCTTGCCAAGCTAGATGCAAGCGCTACCATGCCCCCAGCGTTTACTGTTGCGCCCCCCATAGAGCGCATGGCAATAAATAAGCCATGGCTGTTTAAGACTGCTATTACTGTAGGCGTAATACCAGTCATTTATATGTTACTGCACTTGTTTGGTTTTTACCGTGTGACTGAGACTGGTCACACAAAAGACACAGAAGAGTCACATAGTCACATGTTACCCATCTGTGACCAGTCTGTGACCAATCAGGAAACGCTAATATACGATGTAAAGCGTAAGTCACAAAATGACATTGCAATTGATGTAAAGAAAATAATGCAATTGCCAGTAAACTCTAATTTTAATTGTCCGGTATGTGGCAAGGCATCAATCAAAACCCGTGCTGCTACAAAAACGTGCGGAACAAGCGCGTGTAAGATGGGTGCAAAGCGTGCGATTGACAGTATTAAACCAGTCAAACAAAAAAGCGCTGCTATTTTGAGGATTGTAAAATGAGTGGCGTAATGCAGACAATCAATAAATCAGGCGAAAAACGCACTTATGTTTGTCGCTTAAAGTTGTCATCCAAAGTGCAGGCACAAAGCGCGGGTGGGCAGGCATAAGGCAGGCAGAAGTCAGGCAAACCCAAAAATGCCCAAAAACGGCACTTTTTGGCTTCTCGGAATTGGCGAAAACGGGCAAATGCTCGGATACGCCACCAGTGCATTAACCGCTATGGTTGATGTGTATTTAGTAGACGTTAAATAGGATTAGACGAAATGAAATCAGACACACAAACACTTATTAGCGCGTTGCGTGCGCTAGCGCGTGACATTGAGACAGATGACGGCGTGGTTAATGCCGTGCTGGACGAAGCGGCGCAAAGGATGGAGGAGCTTAATGATACTTGGTTATCATCGTCGGAAACCTTGCCAGATTCAGGTGTAGCGGTACTTGCGGTGGTTAACGATGGCATCAGTAAGCCCGTTGTCATCCGTGCCATGTATGCAGCAAGGCACACGCTTGAACCATCACATGATTACGAAGATGATTGCGATTATGACGAAGAGGATGAGACGTATTACTGCAAGCAAGGGTGGTACGAAAACAACTGTTATGAGTATACGCATTATGGGGTAGATGGCGAAGTAACGCACTGGATGCCGATACCATCGCCCCCAAGTCGCTAAATACGCCTGTTATTGGTTGCGTCGATCAAGCGCAACCAATAAACAAATGGCGTATATTAGCGTTTTCTGATTGGTCACACTATTTTTTAGGAAGGCAACCATGAAAAATAGTGTGACTCATCGAAAAAATGAGATTAGTCACACGCCAGAAATAGAAACGTCACACGAAACCGAACGAAATAGGATTAATTTAAATGAGCATGATACACAGAGAAATTAGCGGATTGATCGGGGCATACATCCGCGCGTGGTTTTACGGCTGCATTGTGGGGGCGCTCTTTGCGGTCTATATGATGAGCAACAACACGGGTGCAGTACATGTTGATGGCTTGCATGATGCGCAGGTTGTCGACAATTGCACGCTGCCCACGGGTAGCTATCGCGGCATAGAGTTGCCTTGTTACAACCAACAATGCTTGGAGGCGTTTGGTTACTGGACGCTTGACCGCAAGTCATCCGTGCTAAAAAAACAGCTTGCAATAGCGCCCGACACTTGATAGCATAGACCACAACAACACAACACGGGGACTATAAAATGAGCATGTACGGTGAGAGATTTTACGGCGCAAATGCCAGCACGTTTGTAGGCGTTGCTGGTTGCATCCTTGGAGGGGTTAGCCTGTTGTCTGGCTTGTTCAGCGGCGGCAACATCCAGATTTTGAGCGTTGGGCACAATGCGTTTGCAAACGGCTTAGTTAGCGCTGCTGCCGTCCTGATTGGCGGCGCACTGGTAGCAAGTCGCGAGACAGTTGGGGGCGTTACAAGCCTTTTGCTTGCGTCAGTGCTTGTGTTTGGCGGGATGTTGTCTATCAACATGGGTCAGTTCTTCAAAGTGCTTGCGGCAACGTCTGAAGCGGTAAGCAAGATCGACATCAGCGTAGACGGCACGGGAAAACCAAAGGCGCAAAATTATGTCATGGTGCGCAGGCTGACAGCGGAAGAAGCTGCAGAATGTCAGTCAAGCCTTAAATGGGCGCGAACTGATGCCGGACGGCGCAACTGCACGGCTGGTGGCGTGATGGTGGCAAAGCAATGAACGCTTTTGAATCACTAACCCATTATTTTGTAAAGCCCATCGCTATTTGGTTGCTTGTGATCTTTGTGGCACAAGCGTTCTTTTTCCCCATGATCACGACGTGGGCAGGGGACTTGCTAAGCATGTTCTGGACGCAAGCGGTTGATGAAGTTAAGGGTTTGTTTTGGTGAATGAAATATTAACTGCCGGATAGGCAGCTTAGAAATGATGATATTAGCCAGTCTGTTGACACTATCCATTAACTGCCGGATAGGCAGCTCATAAATTACCCGCTTCGGCGGGTTTTTTGTTGTGTAGTCGCCCGACACTTGATAGCATAGACCAACAACACAACATGGGTTTATCGCAATGGCTAAGTTATCAACAACACAATTAAGCAGGATTGAGCGCAAAGTCGACCAGATCGACGCACGCACACAGTATTTAAGCCGTGTGGTGAACAACGTGCAAAACGCAAGCGATGCTATCTGGGGTGCAACACGTCCAATGCTTCCTTGGTACTTTAGCGCCCCCATCGCCCTTCTTGTCACTATCACAACACTTAACCCGCTACAAGACGCTGGAACGCCTGTAAGCGCCCCGCTCAAAGACGCATACACTTACACCCGTTACGCTGGTGAAGCCGTTGGCGCATGGTTAGCATCCATCCAGTACGCAAAGCCTAATATGGCATGGGGGCAACAGTTGCGCGGTCTAAACAACGCCATGACATCCCAGTTGATGATCAAAATCCGGCAGCGCGAATCATCTACTAATTACGCGATATGGAATACCAAAGGCTACATAGGCGCATGGCAAGGTGGAGCGGCTGCACTTACTCAAACTGGTTACATTCACCGCGAGGCGTTTGACAATGCGCCTGATTGCGTCAAATCCGGTAGTTGTGGGGCAAAGCATCTGGCATTTTTGCAGGACAACCAGCACTGGACGGCTGGCGTGAACTTTGACAGCTTTATGTCCACACCGTCCATACAAGATGGTTTTTTCGTCAAGCTGGCACAATTCAACATCGACCAAGGCTTCGCCCGTGGCGTGTTGCGTGCTGATAACCCAAAGCGCACGGCTGGGTTTGTGGCTGTTGCGCACTTGCAAGGGATTGGCGCGGCGGTGGATTACTACCTTCACGGCAAAAACACCGACAAAGGTGGCGCGTATGCGTCCGAGTATGCCGCTATCGGTGAGAGTGCCGTACCAGACGTGTTTGACGCTGGCAGTCCGGTAGAGATTGCAAAAGGATACTTGGGCTTGCATGAGCGTGATGACCGTCTGCAATTGCGCCAGATCGTCGGATTTGACCCTGTTGGTGATGCTTGGTGTGCCGGATTTGTGAATGGGACATTGCGCAAAGCTGGCTATTCTGGAACGGGCAAGGACAATGCACGTTCATTTTTGGATTGGGGAAAGGCGACTACCACACCACATAAAGGTGATGTGGTGGTGTTGTGGCGTGGTTCACCGGGCAGTTGGCAGGGTCACGTCGGATACTACTATGGTGAAAGTGGGGATAACGTCCTAATTCTGGGGGGCAACCAGAACAATCAGGTGAGCATTGAGAGCTACCCTAAAGCGCGTGTGTTGGGGTATCGGACGGCTGGGCGTGAGGTTGTTTGATTATTGTTGAAAATCACAAATACCTAAGGCATAATGTAACCTCAACCAGCAACATAGGATATTGAAATGGATATGATCGTTAAAAACACCAAATCTCACGGCGTACATGTTCGCAGCGTGGATATTTGGAAAGGTCTTGGTTACACAGAGCATAGATCACTTACTAAGCTTATTTCTGATAATGCTATTGACTTTGAAGAATTTGGGGTTTTGCGATTTGAAAACGCAAAACCTAAAGCAGGCTCAAAAGGAGGTAGACCGGAAAAGGGTTACATTATTAGTGAGCAGCAGTTTACCTTTCTCATTACATTGGTTCGTAGTAGTGAAGTCGCGAATCAATTAAAGAAGCGCCTTGTAAAAGAATTCTTTCGTATGCGCGAACAACTGCAAGAGCTTGGTCAGTATGCAAAAGTTCGTAGCGATGGTAAGGAATACCGCAAGAAAGAAACCGACGTGATTAAGCAATTTATTGAAATGGCAAAAGCACAAGGCGCAAGCGATGGTATTAGCCATTTATACTCAACTCTAACATCAATGGAAAACAAAGCACTGTTTGTTCTTGAACATAATTACCCGAACATTCGTGACGTGCTAAACACTGGGCAGTTAATGCAGGTTTGCGTCGCTGATCAGATTGTTGAACGGGTATATGCTGAAGCGGTTGAAACCAACATGCATTACAAAGATGCTTACAAGTTGGCTAAGGAGCGGGTGAATGCTTACGCGGCTGTGGTTGGGAAAAGCCCGTTACTGATGCTAACGCAAGTTTAACACCATCATGGGTTTCTGCACCTGTAGATGCAGAAACTCCCCACAACACGGAGACACTACCATGACAATTGACCCATTCGACCAACTGGCAGGCGCAATGCAGACATGTACAAAGCAAGCCGAGGACGCGCTTAAGCATCGCCGTGTTCTCGCTGCGTTGGTTAAGAGCCACATCAGCAAGCCAGCCGTCCGCGATGCCGTGGCAGCGTTTGTACGACTGAACATGGATGACATTGAGCCAAGCACTCAAACAACAGCACTGATGATCATGCTCAAGCAAATTGCCCCCGGCAAACCTGCCAACGCTAAGCAGTTAGGCGAGTACGTGTCAGAGCATTGCAGCGGCATTAGCCAGCATTGGGCGCGTAATCATGCGTTTGGTTTGCTAGTGCAGATCGGCGTGGTTGATGCTAAGGAAGGTAACGGCTTTGTATGGGCAGACCTAGCAGCAAAGCACAAAGCGCCCCGCGATGCGGCGTTGGCGATGCTAACCAGTGTGGTTAAGCCTGCATTCCCTGAGTTATACGATGAGCAGCGAAAACTTGCAGCAGCGCAAAAAGCGCATGATTTGGCAAAGCAGCGGCAAGAGTTAGTACGCAAGACGGCGGCAATGGTTGCAAGTCAGCCTGAGGTTGCGCCCCCGCAAAGCAACGTTAAAGTGATTGTAGCTGCTGTAGCGGCGGCATTGTTTGCTGGTGGTGTGCTGATAGCCAAATACGGTAGCGCCCCCGTGGTCGAGGCAGATGCGCCCACACAAGAGGTTTATGCAGATGCGCCAGCAATGGACATAGCAGCAATGTTGCGTGCCAATCACCCCGGATTTGACCAATTGCCAATGGGCAAGCAACAGCAATTAATTGATGAGGCAACAGCGGCATTTAATCATTGACAGTCGCCCGACACTATACGATAATGAACATATCAAAAACACAACACGGAGACATTAAAATGACACCAGAAATGCAAGCGTCCTTGCGTAAGCCATTTGAGCCGCACCAGATTAGCACTTTTCCAAGAAACGCAGGCTCTAAAGCGGGTTTGTCATACGTTGGTCATGCTGCACTTACCGATAGACTTTTACAAGCAGACCCTAACTGGACTTGGAATCCAGTCGCTAACCCTCAAGCATTGGGATTGCCGATGGTAGGGTCTGGCATTGAGATGTGGATTGCCCTCACGATTGGCGGTGTTACCCGCTACGGTTACGGCGACGCGCAAGACAAAAAAGGTGGGAACGCGGTAAAAGAAGCCATTGGCGATGCGTTGCGCAACGCAGCAATGAGATTCGGTGTTGCGTTGGATTTGTGGCACAAGGGCGGCGACTTGTACGACGCAGGTGCAGGTGCAGTTGCACCAGAGCCAGAAAAACAGGAAACCATTACAAAGGGTCAGGCAGACAGCTTACGCGCCGAGCTAGCAAACGGCGGCAGCGACGAAAGCAAATTTGTCGCATGGTTGGCACGTAGCCTTAAGGTTGGCTGTATCGAAGAAATCCCACTAAAAGCCTTTGCCGACGTGATGGCAACGGCAAAAAAGGCGACAGCAACCAAAGCAGCAGCAGCAGCAACCAAAGCCAAGGAAGATATTGCTAACACTTTAGGGGGTGAGTGATGGCTATCTATTACCCAGAACTGAAACAGCACTCTGCCGAATGGTTTGCCCTACGCGGCAGACCTACCGCCTCACGTTTTAGCGACCTTGTTACGCCAGCGGGTAAACCATCAGCAAGCGCAACGGCATATATAGCAGAGCTTGCGGCGGCTTACTACGGCAACAAAAAGCCATTCTTTGAGACTGATGCAATGCGCAACGGCACGGAACGCGAACCAGCGGCGCGGGAACTATACGAACTCATGACGGGCGAAACAGTCAATGAGTGCGGTTTCATCATTGAACGCGACGAACCTTTTTCGCCGGGTTGCAGTCCAGACGGTTTGATCGGTGCAGACGGAGGAATTGAGATAAAAAGTCCAGAACCGTGGACGCATATACAAACAATTATCGAGGGCAAAACACCTGCAAAGCACGCGGCGCAAATCCAAGGATTTTTGTTTGTGTCGGGTCGGAAATGGTGTGATTTTATCAGCTACTGCCCACTATACCCGGCAGAGCATCAGTTGTTCATTGAGAGACACACGCGCAACGAGCAGTTTATCGCTGCACTGGATGCAGCAACCAGCAACGCGCAAGCCATTTTGCGCAAAATAACGGGGGTTTGACGTGGACATAAAGCAGCAGGTTTTAGAGTACGAGCAAAAGTTGATTGACGCGCAAGCGGATTTGGAGCGCTTAGAGCGTTTGCGGCGCATTGCAGAGCGTCACGCATTGTATTATTGGGAGACTGTAAAAAAGTATGGCTTCCCTTCTTCCTTACCACAACACGGAGTAATCCATTATGCAGAAGTTAATCATCATCATCTCACTGGCAATGCTTGCAACCAGTGTGCAGGCACAATCCCTGCAAAGTATCCAAACGTATAATCCGCCTTTGGGCGTTGATGCGGGATGCGGAAAAGGCAAACCAATTTATACAATCGGCAAAAGCAAAGTATGTGCGTTGCCAAAAAAAGGAGTATCAAAATGATTATGTCAGGATTAGCGCGTATCGGACGCGATGCAGAGTTAAAGTATACAACCAACAATATGGCTGTGTGCAATGTAGCACTGGCTTTTACTGTTGGTTTTGGCGACCGCAAAACAACTACGTGGGTTGAGTCGGCAATCTGGGGCAAGCAAGCTGAGGGATTAGCAAAGCATTTGGTAAAAGGTAGTGCTATTGTTGCGCACCTCAAAGACATCAAGCTGGAGGAATACCAAAAGCGCGATGGCACTAACGGCGCTAAGTTGACCGCGACCATGGTTGATATGGAGTTTGCAGGCATCAAGCAAGAGGGAGCGGCGCAAGAGCAACCACGGCAAGCGCCCCCGATACGGCAAGCGCCCCCACCACGTCAAGCGCCGACCAATCAGAAGTTTGAGGATTTTGACGATTTTGACATACCATTTTAGCGCAACCACACTATAAAAGAAGCCCCTTAACTGGGGCTTTTTCTTGTGTACAAGTCGCCCGACACATATTATAATCAGCACAACAACACGGAGACACTACATGTACATACTAAGAGACTATCAGCAAGCCGCTGTAGATGCGGCGATTAACCATATACGCAAGCACACAACGTCATGCTGCTTAGACCTTGCTACTGGCGCGGGTAAATCGCTGGTAGCGGCAAACATTGCCATGCAGATTAACGCTATCAGCGGCAAAAAGACGCTTGTGCTTGCCCCAAGTAAAGAGCTTGTCGAGCAAAACTTTGAAAAGTACGTAGACTACGGAAACAAAGCGAGCTTTTACAGCGCATCAGTCGGCATTAAATCGACACGTCATGATGTTGTATTCGGAACGCCATTGTCGGTTCTTAACGGCATTGAAGGCTTTACCAGTGGTTTTGCGGCAGTGGTGATAGATGAGTGTCATCAAACAAACCCGACAATGCGCAAAATCATAGGCTTGATGCGTCAATCTAACCCTAACTTGCGCGTGATCGGCATGACCGCAACGCCGTACCGTCTCGGTGATGGATACATCTACCAACTTGGTTTAGACGGTAAGCCAATGCCGACGGAAACCATCAGCCAAAATCCCGACAAACTGCCATTCTTTGCCAAGTTGGTTTACAGGGTAAGCACGCGTGAGCTTATCGACCGTGGTTTTTTAACCATGCCAGAATTTTATAGTGGTGGCGTGCATTACGGCGGCAATGATCTTGTGCTTAACAGCCGTGGTCAGTTTGACGCTGCGCAAGTGGCTGAAGTATTCGAGGGCAAGGGGAGACTTACGGCTGACATCGTGGCTGATGCTGTTAGCAGGTCACAGCAGGGATTAGGTGTCATGTTTTTTGCGGCAAGTATTAACCATGCCCACGAGATCGTAGATTCATTGCCAGCCGATCAAACGGCGCTGGTGACGGGTGAGACTGGCAAAAAAGAGCGTGCGCAAATACTCAAGGATTTTAAAGCAGGCGCATTGCGCTATTTGGTTAATGTATCCGTACTCACAACGGGGTTTGACGCGCCCAACGTAGGCACTGTAGCGATATTACGGGCAACTGAATCCCCCGGTCTGATGCTGCAAATCATTGGGCGCGGTCTGCGGCTGTTGGATGGCAAAAGCAAGGTTATGATTTTGGACTATGCCGAAAACTTGGAGCGTCACGCCCCCGCTGGTGATGTGTTTGACCCCGAAATTAGGTCAAAGTCGACAACCAAGGGTGAGCGGCTTGATGTGGTTTGCCCTGTTTGTAGCCATGTTAATCAGTTCGGTGGCAAGCCTAATCCAGACGGTTTTGAGATAGACGCGAATGGTTATTTTTTGGGGACTCTTGGAGAGCGCATTATCAACGAGATCGGAGAACCGATAGCCGCTCACATGGGGCAACGGTGTGGCGGGATGAGTCAGACAGCGCATGATGTTATCCAGTGTAGCCACAGATGGAACTTTCGAGAATGCCCAAATTGTGCAGGCGAGAACGCTTTATCGGCGCGTGAGTGTGTGCATTGCGGTCAAGAGCTTATTGACCCTAACGAGAAGCTGGCACTAAAAGCAGAGGGCGTGGCAATCAAGAAGCTACGCAAAGAGACAGAGTTACACGAAGGGCAAGTTATCCGCGTGACGGCTCGGATGACGGAGAAAGCTGTGGGAATCACTTATTGGTTAGATGGCGGCAAGCAAGTCGAGGAATACATTAACCCCAGCGCGTCCAGTGCGTTTTTGCGCAAGCGTTCTAATTCCATTTTGGTTGAACTTGGCATTGCAGGGCTTAAAACCAAAGAAGGCGTATTGCAGGCGTTTGAAAAGCAGATGCACAAAACGCCCCGCGCGATTGCGTGGACTAAGGCTGGTGATTTTTGTGAGATTAAACATAGGAGTTTTTGAGATGAAGAAGTTAATTGCAAAAGCATCGGGAGATGTTATCAGTGCCACAAGCACAAAATGGCATGAAGGAGGTCTTTCTGTTGATGTATCGCAAGATGTTTTTTTAGATAAAGATCGTTTGTGGATGAGTGGTTATGTTGACGAGTTTGTTTGTAAAATTGGAAACAAGTTTCAAACTGACAAATACCGGATACACACGAATTTAGGCGCAAAAACAGATATTGTTCTCAAGATTATGTTTGGGTGTAACGATAATATGTTGTGCATCCCCGATGTTTGCTTTTATTTTGTCAGCACGGTAAGAGAAACCGATACAGAATACGAGGGTTATGCTTATCGGTTAGAATTCTCCGATGATGATGGGTATCTTGACGATAGGCATACAGCACTAAATGATATAGTGACGATAAAGAAATATTCTCATAAAGATGGCATAGAAGGATTCAGGGCTGTACTGTCATCTGAATTTAGGGAGCTTGTTGCTGATATGTTGGTTGCGGCGTTAGAGTTTAATGATATGGCAAAAGCGGAGAACAACAAAGGCACTGTTAGCGCTATCTTATCTAACTACAAAGCTGCACGGATTGCCGCTGAAAGCCTGAATCTAAGCATAGACAGTGAGTCGCTTTTCATGGCTGCGTGTTCGATGACAAAAACCCATTGACAAGCGCCCGACACTATGCGATGATTACCCCATCGACACATTACCCTTTCAACAACACAACACGGAGATGACCATGAAATACTCAAATGACCCAAGTGCAACAGCACGCGACATCTTAGAAGAGCGCTGCAATTTTCTGGATTCAACGCTTGATTTGATCGAGCACATGGACGTTAACGGGCAAACACAAGGATGGGATATGGATGGTCTGATCGCATACGCTTACAAAGTTGATGCAATTACTCGTGAGCAATTGGCATCTGATCGTCGCTACGCAGCAACCAAGCGTCTAATCCTAATCCTGACTGGCACACTAACACGCGCATTGCGTGACGATGACTTAGACACGGCGGAATATATGGCGGACGCAATCCGTCGATATACATACAGCCTAAGTTCAATATGATGGCGCTACCAACAGAGCATAACGAGCAGGTCAGTCTTTGCGGCTGGCTTGCCATCAACCATCCGGGTCTGGATTATTTTGCCATCCCCAACGGCGGCGAGCGCAACGTGATTGTTGCGCAAAAGCTCAAAGCCGAAGGGGTTAAAGCGGGGATTCCAGACCTGTTTTTTCCATCGCTGAAATTGTTTATCGAGATGAAGCGCGTTAAAGGCGGTAGCGTATCGCCACATCAAAAATACTGGCACGACAGACTAACCAAAGCTGGTTACGCGGTAGCAGTATGCAAAGGGGCGGCAGAAGCCGTGCAAGTTATTACACAACACTTAGGAGACAAACAACATGGGTAACGCAAAAGGTAGAAACGGCATCAGCACTGGAAAGGTTAAAAAGCTGAACCTGCAGACTCCACGGTCAAAGGCATTAGCGGCGAAAGAGCGCAATGTGACCACGTTGGAGCGTCTCAAAAATCAGCATTGGCGTGATACCGATATACAGCACCCAACAACAGGATGGGTATATTGGGCGGCGCAGCCTGATAATCCGACGTTGCGTTGCTACTGAAAGAAAGCCCCTTTATTGGGGCTTTTTTGTGGGTGGCGATGTAGATCGCCTCAAATTTGAGGGCATTGGGCAAGTGGTACTCAATTTGAGTAGCACTGCCGAACGCGCAATGCCCTTCCTGCTACCATTCCTGCTACTACCGAACCCGCACAATCGCGTACAAGCTACTCAACGCCCTTCCCGCTACTACCGTAGCGCCCGCCGAACGATAACGCCGCATAGACAACCACAGTGAAGATATGAGGGAGACTAACCATGTTGGGATTGCTAAGGTCTATGGCTCAGGTTTTGGGCTTTGGCTCAGGTTTGGCTCAGGTTTGGCTCAGGTTTTTTTAAGACTTGAGCCAAGTAAGTTGCTGTTATTTCTACTATTTATACCCTTTGGCTCAATGGCTCAAGAAAATATACTAAGAGTTGTAGAGTAAGAAAAACATATATAGGGGAGGGTATATGGGGGTATAGGAAGTATAGGGGAGTATAGAAAGGTAGGTAAAATTCTTGAGCCATTGAGCCAAAGTAGAGAAATATTATAAATAACAGCAACTTACTTGGCTCAAGTCTTAAAAAAACCTGAGTCAAACCTGAGCCATTGAGCCAAACCTGAGCCAAAACCAGACCTGTGGATGGCTCATTCCTTTGGTTAAAGCTCTGACTCATGTCTTTGGTTAAAGTAGTGGGATGGGAAGTCAAGCAATAAATCCGTGTATCAGGAATTTAGTGTGTGGCGATTGTGTTGTTTGTTGTCGTGTATTATACTAAGCACTTAATCAACACGGAGACACTAACATGACTATCCACATTGCAAACCTGACCATTAACCAATCATCTAATGGTCTTTACTCTATCAACGACATCCACAAAGCATCTGGTGGGCTTGCAAAGCATCAGCCTGCTTTCTGGATGCGCTTACAAGCAACAACCAACCTAATAAGGCTTATGGAAAGTCAAGTAATAAATCAGCAGAATGGCTCGGTAATTGAAACTTTTGTAGGCGGTGATATTACTTCACCAATGCGCGGAACATACGTATGCCGAAAGCTAGTAGTTGCCTATGCACTATGGATAAGCACCGAGTTCTTTTCTCATGTACTTGACGTATTCCTTGACGTGGTTGATGGCATCTATGAGCGCGTCAATGCACAAAACAAGGTGATTGAGCAGCAAACGCTACAGCTCGATTTATTTAGCAGTGAACTTAAAAGTATGCGCAAGCGTGACCCAAGATCGCCGGAAACGTTGCCAGTGCTAACGGGCATGGAAGCACGCAAGTGCAAGCCGATGTTCGACCAGTTGGTTGATAAAGGCTATCTGACAGCAAGCGAGTATTACCCGGCGCGAATCCAGTACAAACCAACGCAAAAAGCGATGGATGCGGGGATTATTGCAGGCGTGAAGAATCGCACTGTGTTGTTTAATCCTGATGTGTTGCAGATACTTGGCTTGTAATCCCACTTGATAAAAACCCCAAATCAATCAATACTATCCCCATCTAACAAATGGGGATTTTTTATGAGCAAAACATCAGCGCTGGGCGTGCGGATGATTATGCAGCTTGAGGGTAGCAAAGCGGTTATCTATAACGACGCGGGAGGATTGCCAACCATTGGTGTTGGGCATCTGCTAACCCGCGACGAACTATCCAGCGGCGCTATCCAGCTATCGGGGGGGCGCGTGATAGACATCAAGCAAGCGCTATCCTATGAATCCATCCATGACATCCTTGTTGATGACTTGGGTGTTGCTGAAGATGCAGTAAGCCGCGTTATCAAGCAACCACTTAATCAGCATCAATTCGACGCATTGGTTAGCTGGACTTTTAACGTCGGGCAGGGGGCGCTTGAGCGGTCAACCTTGGCACAATTGCTTAACGACGGCGACTTTGACAGCGTACCCGCGCAATTGCGGCGCTGGGACAAGGCTGGTGGTCGGGTATTGCGTGCATTGCAAACCAGGCGCGAAACGGAGGTTAGTATGTGGCTGGGGCAATACACTGATAGCAGTGTTGTGGTTGCCGAGCCAATCGACAAACCAGTGACATACATCACAGATAACCACGGTGAAACAATGCCGATATACTATGAGCCAGTGAAGCCGACCGCTACAAGCAATGTTCAAGCCGAAGTTGAGAAAAGCAGCATCTACAAACTGGTTGCACGCTTTGTCCCCGAAGGCTACGGCACATACACCACAGCAGCGATTGCTATCATCGTGGGGGCGCTAGATATTGCGTCCGACAATTTTGGTATGCCTCACCTACCGTTTATCGACTACTCAATCAGTGGGTTATCTTGGGTTATCGGCGGTCTAGGCATGGCGTTTTTGCGTAGAGCGCAACAATGACGGCTGATAATGCGCGGTGCAAAAAACGTGCTAATATGTCTGTTAAGATGCACATCCAGCGCTACCACAACGGCACAATATTGCTAACCCGTGCCAATGGCTCTACTTGGTTTGGATTGTGGCGGCATTTGCGCAATCATCTGTAAGTGGCATCACCCGCCAGCGGGGACAATGGCTGGACGTGGTAGGCAGTAGAGCGGTATCTGCTGCCGGGGTTGGGGCTGATGATGAGTCTGACAATACTCCTTGGGGATGATCTATACAGCAGTTAGCAGACCAACCATAAATTTATCGGCTCGGCATGAACTAAATCAGCTAATATGATGACATACATCTATTTAATGGGTTGTGTCATGCTAACAGAGCAACAAATGGACGACATCAAAGAGCGCGTTATCAAAGCAGAGTCACGATTAGACCGTCACGGAGAAGCGTTAACCCGCTTAGAGCTTGCTGGCAGTCAATCGGAGCACAAAATAGCGGAATTGGCTGACCAAATACGGACGTTTGTCACGCAAGCACGCACGGCAATGTGGGTGGTCGGTATTATTGTCGTGGCTTCTCAATCTGGTTTTTTGGCGGTAATTAAGGCTATGATAGGGATATGAAACAGCAATTACGCCTCAAACTGCCTGATACGCCACTCTCAAAAGAAGAGATGCGGCTTGCTATGTTTGAGCGCGTGCCTATGCTGATTAATACGCTCGCTGAGATTATACAAAACGAGGACAACCCAGCAAGCGTGAGAGTGCAGGCTATAAACTCATGGCTTGATCGGGCAATTGGCAAGCCAAAGCAAGCAGTTGATATGCAGCATTCTGGCAACGTATCCACGACAGTCCTTACCCCTGAGCGCTTCGAGCAAATCTGCCGAGATTTGGCGGATGACGTTTAGTCCTGAGCAGCACGCGGCAATGTCGCTACGTGCGCATCATGACTTCTATCATTTCACGCGCTGGATGTTCCTCATGCGTCGCAACTATAAGTGGTCACGCGCCCTGCATCACAAGCAGATAGCGGATGCCCTGATGAGGGTTTATCGTGGCGAGTGCAAGCGTCTGATTATCAATATTCCACCACGGTACAGCAAAACTGAGATTGCCGTGATCAACTTCATTGCTTGGACAATGGGCAGGCATCCCGACTCTGAATATATCCACGCGTCCTACTCTGCTATGCTAGCAGGCAATAACAGCTCACAAATCCGCACACTGGTGCAGCATGAGGATTACCGGGCGATATTCCCCGGCGTGGAGTTGGCAACCGAAGCGGCGCATCATTGGAAGACCACGGCGGGTGGCGTGATGTATGCCACGGGAACGGGCGGAACAATTACCGGATTCGGCGCGGGTAAGCAGCGGGATGGGTGGGGCGGGTGCATAGTAATCGACGATGCGCACAAGGCTGATGAAGCAAGGTCTGAGGTTATGCGCCAGAACGTCATCGACTGGTTTCAGAACACGCTGGAAAGCCGCAAGAACAGCCGGGAAACCCCAATCATCGTTATCATGCAACGTCTGCACGAGGGTGACTTGAGTGGGTGGCTGCTGAATGGCGGTAATGGTGAAAAATGGGAGCATTTGTGCCTGCCAGCTATCCAGCCCGACGGCTCTCCGTTATGGCCTGAAAAGCACAGCCTTGCTGAATTGCGCGTGATGGAGCAGGCAAGCCCATACGTGTTTGCAGGTCAATACATGCAGCGACCAGCCCCGTTAGATGGCGGCATATTCAAGCCGGGTCAAATCCAGATTATTGACGCACTACCCGCCGAGCGGGTTACATGGGTGCGAGGCTGGGATTTTGCCGCGACATTGGACGGTGACTATACGGCGGGTGGGTTGCTGGGGCGATTGCCCGATGGTCGGTTTGTCATTGGTGATATGGTGCGACTAAGAGCGCTTGCAGATGAGCGTGATAATGCGCTAGTCAACACGTCTGCACTCGACGGCAAGTCGGTAAAGATCAGCCTCCCCCAAGACCCCGGACAGGCTGGGAAAACACAAATCTTGTACCTGTCGCGCAAGCTGTCAGGCTACCGCATCCACACCAGCCCAGAAACGGGCGATAAAATCACCCGTGCTGAGCCATTCGCGGCTCAAATCAATGTGGGCAATGTACTGATGTTGCGCGGCGGCTGGAATTCGGCTCTAATTGACGAAATGCGAATGTTTCCCAATGGCAGCAATGACGACCAAGTTGACGCGCTGTCACGGGCATTTTCCGAACTGATCACCCCAATTCGCCTGTCGGTCAGTCAGGCAGCAATAACCAAGGCTGCGGCGAGATGATGAAAGTCAAGAATTAAATCCGCGTAGTTCAAATTTAGTTATCGAGTACCGGGAAGGCAAAGCCCTACATGGATAAGCTGCTAGATGCTTTTTAACGAATCAGTGCGCGACTACCTGTAATGCCCTATAATCATGGCTTTACCCCACATCGGACAAAGCCATGAGCTTGAAAAAAGCGGCAGCGAAAGCGCAGATGATAGACAGTCCCCAAAAGCACTACGATTACCCGATTACGCCCCCACGGCTGTTGCGCGGCGTTGCCCCATCATCCGCCCCCGTGATGGCGATGGATTCGCCAGCGTATACCGAGTTCCAATATTCTGGCGGAGGCTTCCCCGGCTTCCCTTATTTGGCGCAACTGGCTACCCGCTCCGAGTTCCGGGCGTTCGCAGCAGCACTGTCAACGGAATTGACGCGGGAATGGATAGAGCTGACATCAAGTCAAGAGGATGACAGCGCAGGCGAAAAACTCAAGGCGATTGAGGCTGAATTCAAACGGCTGAACTTGCGCGGCGTTATTCAAAAAGCGGCTGAACATGATTGCCTGTTCGGGCGCGGTCAAATCTATCTGGACATCGTGGGTGCTGACCCGAAAACACCGCTTATCCTGTCAAACAAAACCATACCCGAAAAGTCGCTGACTGCCATCAAAACGATTGAGGCGATTTGGACAACCCCGGCGGCATACAATAGCAATGACCCTACCGCACCCGACTTCTACGCCCCAACAGGCTGGTACGTGTTGGGCAAAGAGGTACATGCGTCCCGACTGATGACTATCGTCACGCGCCCCCTTCCAGACATCTTAAAGCCTGCGTTCAATTTCGCCGGAATGTCTCTGAGCCAACTCGCCGAGCCATACGTTGACAACTGGCTGCGCACGCGGCAAAGCGTTTCAGACCTGATAAGCAACTTTTCCATTACGGCACTTGCTACGTCAATGGATCAAGTTTTGCAGGGTGATGACGACGGCAGTGACCTGATTAACCGAGCCACCTTGTTCACGACTCTGCGCAGCAACAAGGGGTTGATGCTGCTGGACAAAGAGCGTGAGGAGCTTGTGCAGATCAACACCCCATTGTCTGGATTGCATGAACTGCAATCTCAAGCACAAGAGCAGATGTGCAGCGTGTCGCGTCTGCCAGCCATCATCCTGACGGGTATCAGCCCCAGTGGGTTGAATGCCAGCAGCGAGGGCGAGGTACGGGCGTTTTACGATTGGATAGCTGCACAACAAGAAAGCCACTGGCGGAAACCGATTGAAACCGTATTGTCGCTGGTGCAACTGTCCCTGTTTGGCGAGATTGACCCAGATATTGGCTTTAATTTCATGCCACTTTACCAAATGAGCGCAATCGAGCTGGCGGGGATTCGTGCACAGGATGCCAACACCGCAGCCACTTACATAGACCGAGGCGTGCTTGACCCACAAGAAGAGCGTGAGCGTTTGGCACACAGCAAGGATAGTGGGTATCACGGGCTAGATGTTGATGCGATGCCGGAGATAGCAGATGCCGAAGAAGCCTAAAACTGCCCGTGCTGTCTCTGCCAACCGTGGGCTAGAAGCCAAGTACCGCAAGGCTCTATTGAAGTTGGTCGATGAAATGCAGTCATCCCTTGAGTATTGGTTGACGGCTGCCTACCGAGAAGCACCACCTCGCATGGCGCAAGATGCCAGCCCCGTGAACTACGTAAATAACCTGATGCGCGGCTTAGCGTTGCGCTGGCAAAGACGTTTCGATGTTTACGCGGACAAATTGGCGGATTATTACGTCAACGGCATGTTCCGCAGTTCCGACCGTGCGTTACGGCAATCACTAAAGGATGCAGGTTGGTCTGTCGATTTTGAGATGACGCAAGAAATGCGTGACGCTCTAAACGCCACGATTGCAGAAAACGTCGGGCTGATACGCTCCATCCCGCAACAGTATCTACAGCAAGTCGAGGGCGTGGTGATGCGCTCGTACACGCAGGGGCGTGATTTGGAAACGATGGTTAAAGACCTGAAGGCGCTGTATCCGAATGCAAGCCATCGGGCGGAACTTATCGCCCGTGACCAGTCCAACAAAGCCAACGCTACCGTGCAGCGCACTCGGCAAATGGAACTTGGCATAACTGAGGCAATTTGGATGCACTCTCACGCGGGAAAAAAGCCACGACCCGACCACGTAGCCGCAAATGGTAAAAAGTACCGCATTGCCGAAGGGTGTTTGATTTCAGGGGAATATATTCAGCCGGGCTACGAAATAAATTGCAGGTGTACAAGCCGTCCGGTATTGCCGTTTTAACGGGCATTAAAAAACCCGCCGATAGACTCGAAGCGGGTTGAGTTGCTTCCTCAATGGGGGTAATATTGAGGTTCTGTTAAACAACCCGGCAACAATACCATGACTACGCAATCTATTCAACTTGTCCAGACTCACGGGCAGCAAGCATTTACTACTTCCTTGATCGTTGCGGAAGAGTATGGGAAGCGCCACGCCGACATTACCCGCGCAATCCGTCAAATGTTAGAATCCGTAGATTCCGAGATTTCCAAATTCTCGCAACGCAATTTTACACCGCGAGATTATATTGATGCACGGGGAAAGGCGCAGCCTATGTACCAAATCACCGAGGACGGGTTTTTTGAACTAGCAATGTCTTTTACTGGCGATAAGGCACGTAAGACCCGTATTCGCTTCATCGGCGCATTCCGCAAAGCCCTTGACTACATTGCTGAAAACTTCAAAGACCCACCGAGAACCGGGCTAATTCATGAGAAGCGTGCCTCAATGTGGGATATGACCGATGCTTTAAAAGAGATTCGCGCAGAAGCTGGTAAGGATACCAAGTCATTCCACTACGCCACCGAGAACAAGCTGCTGAATTGGTGTGTGCGAGGTGAATTTAAGCCGTTGGATGAATCCAGCCTGAGCAATGAAGAGGTGGAACTGTTGCGCAAAGTGAGGATGAAGGATGCCGCATACATCCGCGCAGACATGGAATACGAAGAGCGCAAGGCAAAACTGAAAGCCTATGCTGATAGATTAAGGGTCATAAAGCTGATAGCCTGAAACCAAAGCCCTCCAACCTAGGGCTTTTTCAATTCTGTGATTGCCAACCCAATAAAAAACAACGATAATGACGAAATGAAAACCATTCTTGCATTCGATCGCTCCTCCCGCACCGTTGATGCCGACGGTCGTTTGCATGTGGACAAGTCTCACATCAGCAAAGCCGCCATCAACCCTTACTACGGGCGCGAAATCCCGAAATGGGACGAACTTGGTTTGCAGCCAAAGACCATTTATAAGCTCTATCGTGACCCGGCAGAGCTGGCAAAAGCCGCCCCAACCTTTGCCCGTTTGCCAATCCTCAAAGAACACATCCCCGTCACTGTTGATTCACCCCGTCCTGATTTGGTTATCGGCGCTATCGGCTCTAACGTCGAGTTTAACGCGCCCTATCTGGATGCCGATCTGGTGTTCTGGGATGCCACAGCCATCGCCGGAATTGAGACAGATACCGTGCGAGAGTTATCATGCTCCTATCGGTACATTGCCGACATGACACCGGGCAATGTGAACGGCGAATCCTACGATGGACGTATGACCGAAATCATGGGCAATCACTTAGCACTGGTTGAAGTCGGTCGTGCTGGTGCTGATGTGTATGTGTCCGACTCCAACCCATTTACGGAAACCACTGAAATGAAACGAAAATCTACTATCAAGGCGGCGGTGCTGGCAAAAGATGCTACGCTGTCAGCAGAGCAACTCGACAACGTGATTGATGCCCTGATTGGCGTCGAAGATGATCCAGAGGCGGCAACGCCCCCGCCCGCTGCTGTGGATGAATCCCCTGCGGAAAAGGTCAAAAGCATGTTGGCTGGTAAAGTGGACGAAGCCACCATTTCCGCCATCTGCGACCTGATTGCACCGCCAGCCGCAGCCGACGAAGACCCTAAAGATGACGAAGACAAGGTGAGCAAGGAAGACGTTAAAGCGGCGATGGATGCGATGCGCCAAGAATTCCGTGATGCGACCGAAGCACGCGCTGCCGTCCGCCCTGTCGTGGGTGATGTGATTGCGATGGATTCATCGGCTGACATCTACGGTTTCGCGCTCGACCACTTGAAAGTCGATCACAAAGGCGTTACCGGGCTGCCAGCACTCAAAGCACTGCTGAAAGTTGCAACCGCCAAAGCACAAGCCGCTCCCATCGTTGCCGCTGATTCAGCGGGTGCGGTTTCCAAATTCCCCGGCATTGCCCGGTTTAAGACAGTTTAAGGAGGGCAGGTTATGCCATTTCAAAAGAGCACGAATACGTACCCAGCCCCGGCGAATGCGGGTGATTTTGCCAGTAGCAACCCGCGTGCAAGCGTCGTAAGCCCTGAGGGTGGTTTTGTTGCTGCAACGGGCGGCGTGACGGTCGGTCGATTTGCGTGGGCAACAGGCACAACCGTTGCAAACACAGGCACTGGCGCACCTACGGGGTTCATTCACCGTGAGCAGCAAGCCAGCATCACCACGTATCTGGCAGAGTCGGGCAATGCCGTGCTGCAAGGTCAGCCCGTCACCCTGATGCGCGACGGCGATTACTGGTTTACTGCCAACACTAACGCGGCTGTGGTCGGGCAAAAGGTATTCGTCAAGCTAGCGGACGGTACGACCCAAACAGGCGCGGCTGGCGCTACTATTTCCGGTTTCGTCGAAACCGCCTTTGTCGTATCGCAAGCGTGCCTGACGGGTGAACTTGCTGTAATGAGCCTGTAAGGAGTAACTCATGAATCCAACATTACAAGCCATCGCCGAAGCGGTAGGCATTCACTTCATGGGCGTTCGCGCTCAATTGCAGCCGGATAACGTCCGCTTGCGGATGGCACATGATGGCGGGTTTGCGTGTGATGCGCAGCCGACCATGATTACGTCAAGCAACAGCGGCATTCCGGCGTTCCTGTCTACCTTCGTTGACCCGAAGCTGATCGAAGTTCTGGTAAGCCCCATGAAAGCGGTCGAGATCGTCGGGCAGGAAGTTAAAAAGGGCGATTGGACAACCGAAACCGTCATGTTCAGCATGATCGAATCGACTGGGCAAACCACGGCTTACGGCGACTACAATGAAACCGGAAGCACTGGCGTTAATGCCAACTTCCCGCAGCGTCAAAGTTTCCACTACCAGACTGTGACCCAATGGGGTGAGCGTGAGCTTGAGCGTGCTGGCTTGGCTAAGATCGACTTAGCCAACCGCCTGAACATCGCCAGCGCACTGACTCTGAACAAGTTCCAGAATAAGGCGTACTTCAACGGCGTGGCTGGCTTGCAGAACTACGGATTGCTGAATGACCCGCAACTGAACGCGGCAATTGTGCCAACCACCAAAGCAGCCACGGGTACAAGCTGGACGGTTGCCACGGCACTGGAAATCCTCGCGGACATCCAGAAACTGTTTAAGCAGTTGCAAACCCAAAGCGGCGGCTTGATCGAGTTAGACACCAAGATGACGCTGGCTATGTCGCCATCATCCGAAGTGTACCTGACTAATACGACCACCTATAACGTGTCTGTGGCGGATATTCTCAAGAAGAATTTCCCCGGCATGACTGTCAAAACCGCACCCGACTACAGCACGGGCAGTGGTGAGTTGTTGCAGTTGATCGTGGACGAATACGAAGGTCAACGCACTGCTGAATGTGCGTTCACTGAAAAGATGCGTGCGCATCCTGTCGTGATTGGCTCTTCCAGCTTCCGCCAGAAAAAATCTCAGGGTGTTTGGGGAACGATCATCTACCGTCCTATGTTTATTGCTCAAATGCTGGGGGTGTAAAGTGGCTGCTATCCATTGCAAACTGCCAAACGGCATCCGGTTGGAGCTTGGCGAAAAGTCCGTAACCCTGAATGGCGTTAACCGTGCATCAATCATCGGGGCGGACTACGGCACAACGGAAGTGGACGATGGTTTTTATGCCGAGTGGGTGAAGGCTAATAAAGACTTCGCACCGCTCAAGTCTGGCGCTATTTTTGCCGCCAAAGCAGCGGACGCAAAAGCCAAGTCGGATGATCAGCCCAAAACAGGGCTAGAGCCAATTGACCCGGCAGCGTCTAGCGTCACCCCCGCAACGGCTGACTAATGGCTATCGTCGCGTTTGACCCGGCTGCATTCAAAATCCGTTACCCAGCATTTGCTGGCGTGGCGGATGCAATGCTGACGGCGTGTTTTAAGGACGCGGGGTTTTACCTGTCAAACAGTGACGGCAGCCCTGTGTCGGATGTTGATCGGCGTGAGCGGTTGTTGTGGATGGTAACGGCTCACCTCGCTTTCTTAGGCGGTGCATTGTCGGAGGATGGGTTGCCCCGTCCTGTCGGCATCATGACATCAGCCACAGAGGGCAGTGTGTCAATTGGCATGACAGCACCTACCGCCACACCCGGCAGCGGTGAGTGGTTTAAGCAGACCCAGTGGGGCGCACAATTTTGGCAGGCGACTACGGCATTGCGGGGTTTCCGATGGGTGCGTTAAGCGGTGGCGATAGGGTCATGAGACGCTTGGCGGAAATCGCCGAACAGATGGGCGGTGGGCGTGTTTCCGTCGGGTTTATGTCGGGTGCGACGTATCCAGATGGTACGCCCGTTGCTGCTGTGGCTGCATCCAATGAGTACGGCATTCCCACCAAGCATCAGCCTCCCCGCCCGTTTTTCCGCAACATGATTGCTAAAGAGTCGCCGACGTGGGGTGACAAGCTGGCAAGCCTTGCTCCTATGGGTGGGCATACAGCCTTATCGCTCATGGGTGAGGACATAGCTGGGGCGTTGAAACAGTCTATCAATGACCTGACCGACCCGCCACTTGCCGCCCGAACGATTGCCGAGAAGGGTTTTGCAAAGCCGTTGATCGACACGTCACACATGATTAACTCTGTAACCTATGTTGTGGAGGATTAATGGACTTACGCGGCATAGCAAACGGCGCAATACAGCCAATCAATGGCAATATCCTTGTGACGTGGACGCGCCCCGATGGCACGTTTTTGACGGATGCGGCGGGACATCGGACTGCCAATGTAACCACATCAACGGTAGCGGCGCAGGTGCAAGCCCTTTCGGCAAACGATCTGCAACATATTGATGGACTCAATATTCAAGGTGTCAAGCGTGCGGTGTACCTGTACGGTGATGTTCAGGGGATTGTCCGCTCTGACCAAAAGGGCGGCGACATCCTGACTTTTGATGGGCATGACTGGCGCGTGGTGCAGGTGTTGGAAACGTGGTCTAGCTGGTGCAAAGTAGTCGTGGTGATGCAATGACACAAAACGATGTTCTAACGGCGTTACGCGCCTTCCTGCTGCTGATCGTCCCGGCTGGAACGCAGGTCATCGCTGCTCAAGACAACGGCGTGCCGATGCCGATTGACCCGTTTATCTCGATGAACCTAATCAGTGTCGAGCGGCTATCCACCAACCACACCGATTACCCCGGCACGGATGAGGCAACGGAAACCGCACCCAGTAAAATCACCGTGCAACTCGATTGTTATGGGGCTGATTCTGGCGACACCGCAGCCCGTATTATGACGATGTTTAGAACATGTTACGCTGCTGATGATTTCGGCGACCCGTGCCAGCCGCTCTATGCTGATGACCCCGTGCAAATCCCGCTTATCAACGGTGAGGAAACGTATGAGCAGCGCTGGAAACTGTCTGCTGTGATGCAGTACAACCCAACATACACACACCCGCAACAGTACGCTGATGCGCTCACTATCAATTTGGAGAGCCTTAAATGAGTATCCCTATTTCTTCTATTATCCGCATCAACCCCGGTGTGCTGTCGGCGGCGGGTAGCGCGGTTGATCTTAACGGACTAATCCTGACGCAAGACAACGCCGTGCCGATGGGCGAGGTTAAGTCGTTCGTGTCGGCTGCTGACGTTGGTGCGTTTTTCGGTCTGACCAGCACCGAATACGGTATGGCTCAAACCTACTTTGCCGGGTTCGTCAATGGCACAAAAACACCGGGCTTGCTGTATTTCGCGCAGTTTAACCCGGCGGCTGAGGCTGGCTACATGCGCGGCGCAAACCTTGGCACGATGACGTTAACGCAGCTCAAGGCGTTATCGGGCATGCTTACTGTCAGTGTCGACGGCGTGGCTAAAACGTCAAGCGCAATCAATTTGACAGCGGCAACCAGCTTTAGTAATGCAGCGACGATCATTCAAGCCGCATTCACTTCGCTGGGTGGTACGGTCACTTACGACCAGCAACGCAACGCCTTCAAATTTACCAGCTCAACCACTGGCGCAACATCTACTGTATCGTTCGCCACTGGCACGCTATCGGCAGGCTTGATGCTGACGGCGGCAACGGGGGCGGTAACGTCGGCAGGTGCAGCCATTGCAACACCAGCAACGTTTATGCCGGGCATTATCGCCACAACACAAAACTGGGCATTGTTTACGACGACGTGGGAATCACTCCTAGCTGAAAAACAGGCGTTTAGCGACTGGACGGCAAGTGTTGCGCCTCGCTTTGGTTACGTCGGCATGGACTCGGATGTTAACGCGCTGACATTGGGCAGTACCGCTACATGGGGCTACTACCTGCAATCGGGCAATGTGTCAGGCTCTATCCCTGTATTCGGGGATGCAACCGCCACGGCGTTTGTATTGGGCTTTGCCGCATCCCTTGATTTTGACCGCTTGAATGGTCGGGCAACAGCAGCGTTTAAGCAGGGTAGCAACGTCACGCAAACCGTTGTGACGCAAGCGGCGGCTGATGCGCTCAAGGGCAACGGGTACAACTACTATGGCAATTACGCCACGGCAAATGACCAATTCGTGTTTTTCTATCCTGGCAGCGTGGCAGGCATCTGGAAGTGGCTGGACTCGTATCTCAATCAGATTTGGTTAAATGCTAACCTGCAATACTCGATCATCAATCTGATGGTTGGTGTAACGTCAATCCCCTACAACGCGGACGGTTACGCGCTGATTTATGCAGCCTGCCAAGACCCCATCGAAGCGGCGGTTAACTTCGGCGCAATCCGTCGGGGCGTGGTGTTGTCGCAAAGCCAAAAGGCGCAAATGCAGTCAGTGCTGGGCGTGGATGTGTCGGCGGTCATGAGCGAGAAAGGCTGGTATCTGCAAATCCAACCAGCAACCGCAGCTATCCGGGCAGCACGGTCTAGTCCGGTGATGACGCTCTACTATATGGATGGCGGCTCTATCCAGTCTGTAACCCTTGCAAGCATTGAGGTGCAATAATGGCAACAATTACCAGTGCTAACAGCACGTTAGCCATCTCGATTACCGGATTGTTCCAATCGCCACAGAACATCAAGGGCTATGCCGCTGATGACGCTTTTACGGCTGAGGCGCTCGAAATGGCAGAAGTGGTCATGGGTGTTGATGGGCATCTGTCAGCGGGTTTTGTGTTTAGCCCGGTCAAACAAACGATTACCCTCATGCCTGATAGCCCCTCCATTCCGTTTTTTGATACATGGGCAAGTGCGGAAAAGGCGGTTAAGGAAAAGTACGCGGCAAATGCAACTGCCCTACTTCCAGCCGTCGGCAAAAAATACACCCTCACCAATGGCTACCTGACCACAGCCCCCGCCATGCCGTCCGTTAAAAAGACGCTGCAACCGCAGGTGTACGTGATTACATGGGAGCGCGTAACAGGTGAGGCGGCATAATGGCTAGACGTACCGAGACATTTACCGCTACCGACGGGCGTGACAAGGGGAAAGTGTTTCTCATTACCGAAATGAGCGCTTATGCCGCTGAACGCTGGGCAATCCGTGCCGTGTTTGCAATGGGTAAAGCTGGCGTGGAAATCCCCGAAACATCGGGCGGCATGGCATCCATTGCGGGGAATATCCTTGGCGCGGTGCTGCACATGCAGTTCGAGGATGCCGAGCCACTGCTCAATGACATGCTAGGATGCGTGCAAGTAGTGCCTGATGCTAAAAATCCAACACTGACCCGCGCATTGTTTGAGGACGACATTGAGGAAGTTCCGACGCTTATCAAGTTGCGCCGTCATGTTTTTGAGCTGCACACCCTTTTTTTGACAGCCGACAGTCAATAGACTTCGGGGTTCATGTGCCGAATCAGGTGCGGGGATTGGTCGAATACACCAATCTTCCCCGCACCATTGGGACAATCGTTTCGAGCAGACTTGCGACATTGCACGAACTCCAAACGGTTTATGGTCTGGTGGATTTGTGGGACATGCTAGAGATAAACGCCGTGGACACACACAACCAAAATAGGATGAGCGAATATGCCAACAGTCATTGACAGCCTGCTGATAACCCTTGGTTACGACACGTCGGGATTGCGTCGGGGTCAGGCTGATGCAGGGCAGTCGCTCGATAATCTCGACAAAGCCAGCGACAAGCACGCCAAGGCGCAAGCAGCGCGATCTAAGGCGATGGCGGACGGCTTCAACAAGGTCAAAAACGAAATCGTCAGCATGGTGGCGGTGCTGGTCGGGGCGAACTCCATAAAGGGGTTTGTGGCTGACACGGTATCAGCACAGGCGGCATTGGGCAGGATGGCGCTTAACCTAGGCACGTCGGGGCGAGAGCTGGACGCATGGGGCGCGGCGGTCGAGTCGGTTGGCGGGAAGAAATCCGATTTTCAAGCATCGGCGCAGGCTATCGCGGGTACGCTCGAAGAGATCAAAGCCACGGGTAACGCGCCCCCGGCATTTATGGGCGCAATGAATGCGCTCAATGTCAGTATGCTGGATGCTAAGGGCAACATGCGTGATGTATCCGACATCATGGGGCAAATCAATAAGGGCTTGCAAAACCGAAACCTGACCGAACAAGACAAGATGTATCTCGCCAATGCCTTGGGGCTGGATGCGGGTACGTTTAATCTGTTGCGGCAGTCTCCCGAAAAGGTGCAGGCGCTTATCGATAAAATGCGCAACTTGTCCGGCGTGTCCGAGGATGGCGCGAAAGTCACGGAACAGATGCAGGAAAAGTGGTCGGTGTTTAAGCAGTCGATTGACGGCTTGATGACGGGGGCGTTTATCAGAGTTGCGCCGGAACTTGAAAGGATAATGGACTCATCGGAGCGGCTAGCGGATTCGTGGATTGGAAAATTAGTGCCAGTTATTAAAGATGGTGCGGAATGGCTTGGAAAGTTGGCTGATAAATTAACGGCGGTCAGCGAAGCAACAGGCGCTGAATCTACTATCGACACTCGCGGTCAAGGGCTTTTTGATGACCCGCTGACCGTTGGAGAGAGAGCTAGCAACGCTTGGTTGGGAATCAAGCAATACTTCGGTTATGCTAAGGATGAAAAGCCTATCGCGCCCCCGCCATTTGTTCCGACTCCGGCAGAATCGGCAGCACCACTTGGTAGTAAAGAAACATGGGCAAAAAATCCCAACGCCAACGCGATGTTTTCATCGCTCGAAAAGCAGCGTGGGCTACCGTCTGGCTTACTGGATAGCGTTTGGTTACAAGAGTCGCAGCGCGGAAACCCTAAATTTATGCACAGCAGCGCAGGCGCTCAAGGTCACTTCCAATTTATGCCGGAAACGGCTCAAGCTTACGGATTGAAAAACCCCAATGATCTGAGCGAATCCGCCGATGCTGCAAGCCGCTATTATGCCAAGCTCATCAAGATGTTTAAGGGCGACACATCGGCGGCACTGGCTGGTTACAACTGGGGAGAAGGAAACGTCCAAAAAGCAAAATCCCGGTACGGCTCAGATTGGTTATCCCACGCCCCCGCTGAAACACGCGGCTATGTGCATGACATTACCTCGCGCATGGGGTCAGGTGGCGCTAGTGCTGGCAACACATCCAGCGTATCCACCAACATCCAAAACATGACGATTAACACGCAAGCCACGACAGCCGATGTGATGTTCAAGGATATGAAGGCGGCATTGCAGAGACAAGCAGCAGTCTACTCACACGCAGCGGGGGCGCAATAATGTCATTGATACCATTTCCCAACGTGCCAAAAGTGCCGGGCGTGCCGAACGTTCCGCGCTCAGTAACCAATGCCGTGACGGGGATTTATCGGGCATTGGGTGGCGACTTGTTCGGGCTGATGGATTTATTCAGCCCGTCGAAGTGGCAGATTCTCACGGCTGGCGGACAACCTGCGCTAACCCCTGATTCGGTGATGGGGTTGGAATACAAAGGCGAAGCCAAGATAGCTACACACCCCGTCGAAAACGGCAGTTTTGCGGCTTACAACAAAGTCGCTATTCCGTCCGACCTGCATATCGTTATGACCTGCGGCGGTATGGGGCAAATGACACGGGCGGGTTTTCTTATTGCGCTCGAAGCCATGAAAAATAGTCTGTTGCTGTATTCGGTCGTGACACCTGACGCGACTTACCCTAGAATGAATCTCATTAACTACAGCTATCGGCGCACGGCAAAAAACGGAGTGAGTATGTTGACAGTTGAGGCAAGTTTCCAAGAGGTGCGTGAATCCGCCGTGATTGGCTACTACTCCACCAAAACACCAGCAGCACAGGACAAGCAAGGCATCGGCACGGTGCAGGCTGATGATATAACCGTTACTGCCATCCCCGCTGATGGAAGCCACACGGTAACATCAAGATGATTACCGTTATCATTATTGTGCTGGCAGTTGTTTTTTACTTCAATTGGCAGTATTACCCGTGAAAAACATCCCACTGTTGCCCATCGCTTCACAAGACCTTTATGTCTCGCTAGACCAGCAGTCGTGTGAAATATCCGTTTATCAAAAAAGCACGGGTGTTTATTTGGACTTGTCTGTGGACGGCGTGGCGGCGGCAACTGGCATCCTTTGCCGTGACCGGGTACGTATCATCCGTTACGGTGGCTTGTCGGGTGATTTGATGTTTGTCGATACACAAGGATTTGATGACCCTGATTATACCAGCCTTGGCAGCCGCTGGTTACTCCTCTACTTGCAGCCTAGCGAGGTGCGGTCATGGCTCTAATCGAGCGGGAAATCCGCGTTGTGTTGGCACTGGCATCTGGCGGGAAAAACTCCATACTCTCGCTGTCAGGTCATCGGGTTGAAGCCATCGTCGATAATCCTGGCGGATTGCACGCAATGGATACGCTGAACCTACGCATTTTCGGCATGAAACTTGCGGACATGAATAACTTCGCTACCAATACCCTGCAAGCCCTCAGTATTCGTGGCGATTCCGTAACCGTGTTGGCTGGCAATGTCGGAGGCGCAATCTGGCAGGTGTTTGAAGGGACAATCATAAAAGCCTACACAGATTTTTCAGCGTCCCCTGATTCGAGCTTTAACATTTTTGCCCAATCCGGCTACCGCAACCGAGCGCAACCCATCGCCCCCGCGTCCTATTCCGGCTCTGTGCCTGTGGCGGACGCTATCAAGGCTATCACTGAGGGCATGGGCTATACGTTCGTCAATAATGGTGTGACGGCTAGGCTATCCAATCAATACGCACCCGGTAGTGCTATGCAGCAAATCCAACGGCTCACGCAGGCAGCAGGCGTGGCGTACAGCGTGAGCAACAAAACAGTGAGTATCTGGCCTAACGGCGCGGCGCGTAACAATACGCCCATCATCCTTAGCGCGGATACTGGCATGATCGGATACCCAGCATTTACCCCTGCAGGAATTGAAGTAAAAGCAGAGTTTGACGTTAACCTAGCTTACGGCGCTTTGGTAGATTTGCGCTCCATCGTCGGCAATGCTACTGGCAAATGGTTTTGTCTGGCAGCACGTCATGAGTTGGCGGCGCAACTTCCCGGCGGTACATGGCAGTCATCGCTAAAACTTAACAGGTCACTTTATGCTCCAAGAGCTTAACACCAACCTCACACCCTCGGACTTGACCAGCCCACAGAATGAGGCGCAATTCATCATTCGGTCACTGCTGGGCGATGTGCGCACATCTATGCCCGTCAAAGTAACCAAGGTCACAAACGCAGGCGACGCGGCAGCAATTGGGCGCGTGGACATCATGCCGCTGGTTGGGCAACTGGACGGTGACGGGCAGCTTATCCCGCATGGCACTATTTACGACGTGCCATACCTGCGGCTGCAAGGCGGTGGCAATGCGGTCATCATTGACCCAGTAGTGGGTGATATTGGCATTGCCCTGTTTTGTGATCGGGACATATCGGCGGTCAAGGCATCCAAAGATTCGGCGCAGCCCGGCAGTCTGCGAAAACATGACATGAGCGATGCGGTATACTTGGGGGCTATACTGTCAGCAGCTCCGACGCAATACATCCGGTTTAGCGCCAGTGGTATTGAGATAGTAGCGCCTACGGTAACTATCCCCAATACACTGATAGTGGGCGGCAAAAACGTTAACACCCACACCCACGGCGGCATTAGATCGGGAACGGAAACTTCGGGAGGTATGTCTTGAAAACATTATTGCTTGACCGGGATAAATGGGATTTGGTGCTTGATTCGTCGGGAAATATCGCCCTTGCGGACAACCCCTACGCCGTTGCTCAAAACGTTTCGAGCGCGTGCCGGACTTTTGCGGGTGAGTGCTGGTACAATACCGCTATCGGCGTGCCTTATTGGGATATTCTAGGGCAATTGCCACCGCGTCAATTTGTCAAATCGGCGCTTGAAAACGAAGCGTTACGCGTGCCAGAGGTGGGAATGGTTGAATTCGAGGATTTGCAGGTCGTGAATAGACAACTGATTGATTTAGGAGTGTCGTTTAAATGACGATTGCCACCACAGTGCCACCGTTAACATTTACAGCCACGGGCGTGGTTTTACCCCAAGAGTCCGCCATCCTTGAAGGCGTGCTGACTGACATTGATACCGCATTCGGGGGTGGGCTGGATAAGTCGCTGACCACGCCGCAGGGGCAACTTGCACAATCCATGACAGCCATTATTGGGGATGCAAACGACCAGATTATTCACGCGATTAACTGCCTTGACCCCAATACGGCAGACGGGCGTTATCAAGATGCTATCGGGCAGATTTATTTTTTAACACGCATCGCGGGAACGGGAACTATTGTTACCGTATCTTGTTGGGGTGCGGTAGGCACGGTCATCCCCGCTGGGGCTATCGTGCTGGATTCGTCGGGGTACAAATACTATGCCACGGCATCCGGCACTATCGGCGCTGGCGGAGTGGTTAGTATCCCGTTCCAAAACGGCGAACACGGCGCTATCCCCTGCCCTGTCAACGCCATTACGACAATCTACACGCCAGTCATCGGCTTGGAGTCCGCCAGCAATCCTAGCACATCGGGCGTGGTCGGGAGGCTGGCAGAATCACGGGCAGAATTTGAAGCACGGCGCAAACTGTCGGTCGGGAAAAACTCAATCAATGCGCTAAACTCGATTTACGCCGCGTTGCTTGAAGTTCCGGGCGTAACGGATGCGTATGTGGTCGACAACCCCACGGCAGCGGCGGTAGCGACTGGTGCAACGTCCTATTCAATCCCCGCTTACAGCCTGTTTGTGTGCGTGTACGGCGGTCTAGCGGCTGATGTTGCAAAAGCCATTTGGGATAACAAGCCACCCGGCTGCCCGATGACTGGCGGCACGACTTACACCATTACTGATGCCAACTACAGCACCCCTGCCCCCACCTACCTGATGAAGTGGGTAACGCCAATGGTGCAGGCGATAACGTTTGAGATCAGTATCAAGGCAAACACGGGCTTGCCGTCTAACATTGTGCAGCTCGTTAAAAACGCGGTGCTATCAGCGTTTAGCGGTCAGGATGGCGGCGAACGTGAGCGGATTGGAAAAACGGTGTATGCAGGTCGCTACTATCAAGGTATCTACGCAATCAGCCCACTGGTGCAAATCCTGACGCTCGGCGTCGGTTTCGCCCCCGGCAGTACCACGACGGCGCGTACTATCGGGATTGACCAAATACCATCAACGGCTGACTTTAACATTCTGGTCACGGTCGTATGATTAATTACCGCGATACGCTGCTAGCCCAATACGCCAATAGCCCGACTATTACGGCGCTGGTTGATTATGCTGATCAGTGGTTTGCACCTGATGACACGCTGGATGCCCTGTATGATAACGTGATTAACGTCATGACAGCGCAGGGCTTCGGGCTGGACATTTGGGGGCGCATTGTCGGTGTTGGGCGCGAACTCAATATTCCCGTTCCCGGTGGTTTTTTCGGGTGGAACGATTTGGGGTTTGGTCAGGGCGTGTTTTATTCCGGCGTGTCTTCCTCGACGATGTTTAGCCTGTCAGACGATGCGTACCGTCGTGTGATACTTGCAACGGCAGCGGCAAATATCAGCCCCGGCACAGTGCCTAGCATCAACGCCATACTGAGGATGTTATTTGGTGCGCGTGTCTGGTGTCAGGACAACTATGATATGACCATGACCATTGTCACCAATGGCACACTAGACGTAACCGAAACCGCTATTTTAAACGCTGGCATCATCCCGCGCCCCGCTGGCGTGCAACTGATTGTAACGTGAGGCAGCTATGCTACTAAGTAATATCCCCGCATTTTTGACCAAAGTTTGGAACTCGACAGGCGTTAACCGCCGCTCTATCCCTGTTGAGTCATCGCCTACGCCGGGACAGGCATCGTATACGGACGGTTTCCCGCCCATCACGTTTTTAGCCCCCGGTGCGGGTGGCATCAACGTGTCAGGGCAGGATTTCCAGGGCATCATGTACGACATCACGCAGCGCGAGCAGTGGGCGCAGGCAGGTTGCGGGTATCCCTACAGCGCTACGTTTAGTGCGGCGATCGGCGGCTATCCAAAAGGGGCGACAATCCCCAAGGAGGGCGGTAACGGCTGGTGGAAAAGCACCGTAGATGGCAACACCACCAACCCAGACACTGGGGGCGCTGGCTGGGATAGTATGGTCGATGATACGACCATGAAGAGCGGGTATGCATCAAGTCAGGCAACGAATGGCTATATCAAGCTGCCCGTGTGGCTGGGCGGCTGGATTGTGCAGTGGTCAAGCATTGCCATTGCCGTTACCGCCAACACGCCAGCCGCGTATACATGGACGTTCCCACTAACGTTTCCGACAGCGTGCCTTTTCGGCATAGCAGGGGCAGGCAATCAGGTTACATCGTCGTGGACTGTGGAGGGGCTATCTGCAAATCAGCTAAGCGGGTTTTGCCAGTACAATACGTCCATCACGCTAATCGGGCGGCTTTTTGCCATAGGTAAATAAACATGAAAATTTACAGCGGCGATAAAAAAGGCGTTCCAGCTCCGACGCAAGCCCCAACGTACATGAAGGGGGATAAGGGCGACAAGGGCGATACTGGCGTGGTACAGGAGATCATCGCAGGCACGAACATAACAGTAGACAACTCAGACCCGCATCGACCCGTTATTGCTTCAACAGGCGGTGGCGGTTCATCATCATGGAATTTGGAACAGTGGTAATTAAATTATGACAGCAGTGAGTTTTAACAAAGTAACAGCCCTGCCCGGCACTCCGGCAAACAGCGCAATCTATTACATTGCCAGCGCAACGGCTGGCGTAGTTGATGAGATCGTTACATCAACTACGGGTACGACGCGGCAAGTAGCACCAGTCGGGTCAGTAGCGCCACCGCTGACAACGGCAGTGACTAGCACGGCTGGCACGTCAGACATACGCGCAAGGGCTGACCATAGCCACGGTTTGGCTGCTATACCAGCAACCACAACGGCAACCACTCAAGCGGTGGGTAATGACTCTACGTTGGTAGCGACAACGGCGTATGTGCTGGCAAACAAGGCTACGACTGTTGCACCGTTGATAAGCGGCGCATCTGGCGCGGTTGGCACGTCAACACTGTTTGCTAAAGCAGATCATCAACACTACATGCCATCGTCATTTGTTTTGCCGGATGGCGTGACCGCAACCACGCAGGCAGCAGCAGACAATACAACCAAAGTGGCTACAACTGCATTTGTCACGGCAGCAGTTGCAGCATCGGGCGCAACATGGACAACAGAGGCTTGGTGATTTTATGACAGCATTAACGGCTGAGCGGGTTACAACCATCCCAACGTCACTAACCAAGGGTAGATTTAGCGCTTATCAAGAGCACGCTAAAAAATCATCCCTATATGTCGGCAATAACTCAAACCTGCCAGTGCGGGTGGGTGAGTACATGGGCGCGAAGGTCTACAACGTAGCTGACTATACGGACGTTGCTACAGCATACACAGCGGCAGCAGCGGCAGGCGGTCGGTTTGTTATCTACGTTCCGGCAGGCGATTATAGCCTTGGCAGCTCGTTTACGTGGGCAGCTCAAGGCGCTCTAATTGGTCTGTCTCAATCGGCATCACGTATTACTTGCTCATCAGGGCAAACAATCACCGTTACGTGCCAGTATTTCGAGTGTGCTCAAGTTGAGTTTTACTACGGTACACAGGCAACCACGGGCAGCACGCTGCTGCTTAATGGGGCGTTTTATGCTGACATCCACGACATCGTTATTACGGCGGGTAATATCGGCATTGAGTTTACAGGGACAAGTCCTACGTACTCAGGGCGGCATCGTGTCAGTAACGTAAGCATGACCAGCGTTTATACGTATGGTCTGTACCTGCATGGCACTCATGACGTATTCGCCACTAACGTCTACTGTCTTGCCTACATTGCGGCGTTTGTGGCTGGTTCGCGCGGGTTGTATATCACCGGATGGGTAGAGGGCAGCGAGTTTGTAAACTGCAACTTTCTGCTTTTTGAGCGTTGCCTTGAACACTCAACGGCGACAGCACGGACAAACACATTTACGCAGTGCTATTTCGACTCTGGCAAATATGCCGCATTACTGCAAGATACAACCACAGCGGCATTGTTTGGCTGTTGGTTTAGCAATGGGCGCGGTCAAGCGTCGGTTGCTGGTCAAGGACTAGTTGTCTACAACGCATCAAACGTCACGTTGGATGCGTGCCGCTTTATCAATTGCGGGTCTGCGGGGCTGGCTCTCAGCACTTGCTCGGATATAGTGGTACAGGGCTGCATATCCAGCAATAACAGCTATGACAGCGCAGGGACTTATCGCGCTTATACGGCTGACAGCGTGACCAATCTTGTCATGGTCGGATGCGTGGCAAACAACACGGCACTTTCGGGCGGGGCAACTCAATCCAATACATTGGGCGTAAATACGGCTACAACAGGACGAATTGATAACTGCCCATCAATCACAATGTTTGGCGTTGGCGCTGGTTTGCTTGTAACCAATACCGCTAGCACGTCAAAAAACTCAGGCAGTGTTTACCTTAACAGCACTGCAACAGTTGTTACGCACGGACTAGCAGGCACGCCCTTCGACCATCAAATCAAATTAGTACCATTCGGCAATCCGGCAGCAACGCCTTACGTCACATCGGTAACTGCAACTACGTTTACAATTGGCGGTTCTGTTGCTCCTAATATCTGGTGTGGCTGGACTGCCGCGTGTTGGGGGGATTACTGATGATTGGTTTTTACCCGTCAACACCCGGCGCACCGTCTCCCTTGCTTTAGCAATCCCCCAAACACCCACGAACCGCTACCCCATTCTGCCCGTAATCGTCTCCACGGTACGGGTTAGACTGGTGATACGCCCCCAAAGATAGCGCGGCATGGTCAAAACGCCACTTGTAGCCAGCAAACAGCGTGCCGTTACCACGGTAAAGGTGACGGCTACCGTCTGGATGTACCTCAATAAGATCAGTATTATCGTCGAGGTTGCGCGTGATCGTGCCATCTACAAACCAATCGGCATGGACTGGTGTGGATAGGGCTGCTATTAGAGCGATGGTTAAAAGTCTCATTTAAGGTATCTCTCGATATGGTCAATTGTTACGTTAGCGCCATGTATGCGCGTTGTTCGTCCATTTATCTTTGCGTATCCATCGCCCTTGCCTAGCAGCTTCTCACATCCGTTTTCACCAATGCAGACCCGGCTTTGTGCTGCACTGCTAACGGCAAACGCAAACACGGACGGGATAACGGCGCGTAACGTCTGCGGCAACCACTCGCTATTGGGGCTTTGGGTGCAAAACAGGATGGTGATGTTAACGGAGCGTGCTTTTTGCGCCAGCCGTCCAACGTTGCGCGTAAAGGCTTTCAGCGCGTTTTTATCGTCACTTGCTGAAAGCATATCTACCACGTCTTTCATTTCGTCCATCAAGTAAATGATCGGCTTCATATCATCAGAGCCACCACTAAAACGCTGTTCCATTGCCCATACTAACCATTCAAATTGAGCCGCCATATCTTCGGGTTCAATGGCAGCGCCTTTGCATTGTGGCTCACCCTCTGCATGGTCACGATAATCATTAAGCAGGTACTCGGATTTGCTGTAGTACGGGTAAAAGTCACCCTTTCGGCTTTTGCCATCAGCAACCAATAGCGTGAAATCACGCCCCGAATCAATGAGTGACAGCATCAGCGCATTCGCAAACACCGATTTACCCGCGCCAGTTGTGCCGGGGATGAAGTAATGCACACCGTCTTTGAGGTCGATAATGTAGGGCTTACCGTCAATGGTTACAGCAGGGCAGACAGGCAACGCCATGTTTGAAGCCTTGGCTTGCGACCACTCGCTTGACTGCATCAGACTGTCAAAGTCGACATACTGGCGATCAATGCGCGGCACATCGAATTCGCGGCACATTTTTTGCTTGCTTGGCAGAATATCTACCGACGCAACACCCAAAGCCATTGCCAAGTCATCAGCATCAGGCAAATCCTTAATACGTGAGCCGTGGGGAAGTCTAACGGTATAGCGGTTGATAACCATGCCGTCATGACTTGTTATCAGCGTAGCGCCATCAAAGCCGTAATCAGAGATTGTTTTGACAAGACCAATGTCATCAGATGCAACCACAGGGTTAACCATAGTTGGTTGGTCATCATCTGTTTGGTCATTGTTGCGGTAGTTCAGCAGCGCACGACCTGCCATTGCCATCCCGACAACACCTAAGCTCAATTCAGGGTAGTTAAGCATTACGCCTAACGTTGCCGTCAATCCAACTGTCAGTTGGGTGATCGGTGAGCGGGGAAATAATTCCCCGGTTTTCGATAAAATATCCATGATTTACAACCACCCGCGATCTTTAGCGATAGCTCGCAGGATTGGTTTCCACACGCTCCAGAATTTAAGTGCTTCATCACCATCCATTTTGATTATTGCTTCATCATCAAAACCCATCCAATCACCCCATGGGTGGAACTGACATCCGATTTTCAAGTGCGTATTTGTAGCAAAAATATCATAATCATTTGTTGCATTACTTGCCGCTACACTTAAAACGTTTGCACTACTCAGGTCTGCACCGCTCAGTTTTGCTCCGATAAGGTCTGCATAGCGCAGGTTTGCGCCGCTCAGGTCTGCATAGCCCAGGTCTGCACTGTTCAGGTCTGCACTGCGCAGGTCTGCACCAATCAGTTTTGCGCCA